ACGGCTTTCCTGAAACCGAACCCGACGGAAGAACTTCTTTTGATAACATCGATGCTGCTAATGCCGGTTATATAGAAGTTATCCGTTCCAATGCCTCTGCGCTTTGGGGAAACGCTGCCGGTGGAAGCCGAAGCGATCTTCTACAATGGCGGGAATATCCGCGCCGGTGCAAAACAGCCATCCGGCGCCTTTGCTCTGGCACGCAAAGCGCGCAAAAATTACCCGCTGCTCGATCTACTGGGCGGCGTATGCGATTCGTTCGATCTGGGCGAATCGCTGTTGTCCGTTTCTGCATGGCTGGTGTGCCGCGAAAATCATGCTGCGCTTTCCGGGATGGCCGCTGAGCTGTCTGGCGCTGCAGTAAGCGCATTCGATCTACTGGATGACATCACCCATACCCGCCAGGCTACCGAACAAGGAGCAGGGCAGATGATCTACAACTTCGAAGCGCTGGTACCGGGAGCGCAGTTTGTGGTGAGATTATCCCTCAAACCCTATGCCGATCAACTGGCGATCGGGGCGCTGGCGGCGGCACTGCAAACCTACCTGGACTGCCATCCAGTGATAGCCGGACAGTCAGCGCGTGGGTATGGCGTGGTTAGCGCGGGATGGCTAGAACGCCCGAACGAATTCGAACAGGCGCGCGATTTCTACGAAACCTACCTGGCTGAGAATCACGATCAACTGCGCAGATGGATTCTGGATGGCACGCTCGGAACGGGCGCAAAAGTAGTATCGTGAGCCCTGAAGAAACTGCCTACCGAGCTTATGCTCTGCTGCCGATCTTCGAACGGCGCGTGGCGCAGGCAATGAATTGCATTCGATATGCATACCAACTTTGTCGCGCGCCGTATGTTTCATTTTCGGCCGGGAAAGATTCATCAGTCATGCTGCATCTTATCCTATCCATAAAGCCGAATGCCATAGTGCGGATTCTGACCGGCGGAGAGACCCGCCTGCTGCATCGCGACATCGATGGTGTTTTGGATTGGTGGCGCTCTGGGTATCCGAAGATGGATTTTGCCGAAATTCAGGTAGATCATGTTTTTTCGCCCGGGTGGGAAGACAAAACATTCTACGAGCAATACCAGACCTTTCAAAATGAATGGGAAAAATATCTTCATGCGGCTGGTGACTGGGATGGCTGCTTCATCGGATTGCGGGCAGAGGAATCGGCCATCCGCAGAGCCTGGCTGCGGGAGCGAATGGAAGGGCATGCCATCCGCCAATATCGTGCCGGCAGCAAAGCCGGTGTTTATCGCATCTGCCCGCTGGCAGACTGGCGCGAGGAAGATATTGGAGCATATATCATCAAACATCAGATCCCGCTACTGGCTGGTTACGAAAAAGGGTTCTCTGCGCGCACCAAGACGAGAATGGGAGGACGGGCGATGATCGCCTTTGGACAATTGGCCGAGCTGCGCGAACGCGACCCGGAAAATTACCAAAAACTGATCGAGCGTTTCCCAGAATTGACGAGATGGACATGAGCGATTGAAAGGAAAACTGACATGATTAACCTTCCTGAATTCGAAGCGTTTACCCGTGAATTTGGAGCGCTGGAAATGCGCCCGCTGGTGGTGCGAGCTGTACTAAAACCCAATTCTCCGGTGATTTCCTATCATCCACCGCCTTATCTGGACAACCTATTGGCACGCTCGGTAGTGGATCGGGCAACTGGCGGCAATGGACTGCCGGACACTCCAGAAGCCTACTGGCTGCCGCTGCCGCTCAAAATGGTCTGGTTATCGCCAGAAGGATTGCCGCTGTGGGATAGTTCTGTTTTTGAACCGATCGGCATAAATATTTCAGACACCGTATATTCGCATAAACGACCGCCAAAAGCGCTGTTCAGCGAGGCCAGGTCGATCAAATTCAATACCGGGCGGTGGATGGAACGTCGTCTGCCGATGCCTGTGGCGATAGCGCCGGGCTGGGAGGCGCGCTGCATCGGAAATATTGAAGCGATCCTGGATTTGCTAAAAGATATTGCATTTCTGGGAAAGCGGCGGTCCATTGGCATGGGAGAGATTGACGAATGGATTGTTGCGCCGGCCGAGTTCGAGACCGCGCTGATCAGTGACGGTTATCTGGCGCATGGTATACCGGAGGGCAGCGGGATCGAATGCGATATGCCGACCAGCCCAGTGGGATGGACGCCGCCGCAATGGAAGGTGAGCCTTCATTCTCCCGGGTGGCCGGTTGGGACAATGCGCAGAGTGGATTGGTACGAGGAAGCGGTATGATAAAAAGCCCGCCGGTCAGGGCGGGCTGTAAATCGAGTGCTATGATGCTACTTTATTTTCCGCGGCGCTCCCCCCTTGCGCCCATTTATGCGGGATTGAGCTGCCTTTTTTGGCGTGCGGATGGAGCCGAGGGCTGCGGCAGCTTCGGATGCGTGCATGTTCTGTTCCCGCGCGAACTGGATATCATCCAAATTAACGAGCAAGCCATTTTGATCTAAGATGCGATAGTTATGCGCCCATGTGCCACTCCCGCCGCTGGTTTGTGATCGGTTTGTGTCCATAGCGCGAACGGCCGCACGCAGTGAGGCGTATGTTCCAAAGAGTTTGAAGGCACTATCGGGTGCAATTACATGTGCAGAATCAGTTCGTTCTAGAGTAAACATGTCAGTCTCCTATGCACAGTCATCACAAATTTTGTTTTGGCCCTGTGTGAAACGGGCCCCATCGAAGTTTTTTGATGCGCCGCAGCGCTTGCAAACGATATCTGTGTCGTGCATCCGCTGGATGCGTTCGATATCTTCGACTGTTGGGATGATCGGCAGGCTCTGGTCATTATTGATCCCGCCGATCCCCAATCCGCTGTCCGAGTCGTATGTGTGATCGATCATCTTATTCCATCCCGTGAGTGGCGTTATAGGCTTCTTCTTCGGCTTCCCGGAGGGTTGCGAAACCTCGGATTTTTTCGGCCCAACTGCGCTCCGCTTTTTCGGCGGTCAGAACGAAGTAACCCTTGCTTTTGCTGTACATGACGAAGAAATTTTTCTCAGTGCTGGACTTGCTGGTGGTGTTTCCGGTTGTGTCTGTCATCTCGTGTCTCCGTTTCGTTTGATGTATACAGTATATAACCTAACGTTAGGTTTGTCAAGTGGTTTTAGGAAACTCGTTGAAAACTCTAATGTAAAATTCTAAAATTGTTCTACGATATAAATTAGAACTTGCATTTTTAGAAAAGACGTGCTATCCTCTGGGTGCACGACTTAAACAACCGCATACTACGGTTCTCGCTGACAAACTATTTTTGTGGCTGGCCGCGTTTGCCCACTTTGGGCGGCGCGGCCTTTTTTGTTTAACCCAGGAGCGCAATGCCCAAACAACAGCGATTTTTTTTACTGGCCAGCATGTCCGGTCAAACGGCCGAGGGTAAACCGTTCGACGGTATGGCGGCCGGCACTTTCTACGATATGTGGGGCCGGGAAGCGAGTATTGACCGAGCCGATTTTTCGACCTTCCTGGCCAATACCCGTGCCCTGATCGAATCCACCCGCGGCGAAAGTGGTCAAGTTGTCGGGCTGCCAATCGATTGTTATTCGCACGACCTGAATGGCGGCGCCGGCTGGATCACAGCGGTTGAGTTGAGCGAAGACGGCAGCAAAATCCGGTTTACCCCGCGCTGGACTGATGACGGGATGGAGCTGATTGCCAGCGATAAGGTGCGCTTTTTCTCGCCTTCATTGAATCTGGTGGATAAGGTCATTTTGGGTGGGTCGTTGACCAACTGGCCGGCCACCCGGACACCGACAGAAATCAAGCTTCGCCCGATTGAATTATCGGAAGGGCTGAACGAGCTGGACATCGAAGAGGACGCCGATGCCTTGACCTTGCTCGAATCGGCGTTCGAAAATGTGAAACGACTGTTTTCCGGGCGGCGGCCCGGTTCAGTGGGGAATCCCCCAAAAACCAATCCTAATCAGGAGGAACCTATGACCGACAATCACCAAAGCTTGGAAGCGCTCTTGTCGGCGGATCCCGCACGGGTCGCCGAATTGCAGGCGCTGGTCGAAACTCGCGCGAAGGCGCAAGTGACCGAGTTGCTGGAAGCTGAAAAGCGGAAGGCGCACGTGGCTGAATTCTCTGCCCGCGTGGTTTCTGGCAGTGCGGAGCGCCCGGTCGGGCTGCCCGTTACCCAGGAACGGCTGAGCAAATTCATGTCCAGCTTAAGCACTGAGCAACAGGCCGAGTTCGAAGGTCTGATTGAGGACGTGCTGACGGCCGGCAAACTCACCGAGTTTTCCGAGCTGGGACACTCCAAAGACCTGGGCGGAAAGGGCCGGCAGAAATTGCCCGCACCGATTGCCGCGCAATTGCAGGCCTGGGTGGATGCCAAACAGTCCATCGAGGAGTTTTTCAGGGTCAATGCGGTCGAGTTGGGCAACCAGGCCGATTATGACCTGACCGCTTTCGAAGCCAAAAAGTAGGAGGAACCCATGGCTGATTTAACTGCTGCTGCACCGCTGCGGACACTGGGAGAGGCTGTTCTCGAACAGTTCGCCCTGGATACCTCCGCTGCGCGAACGATCTACAAGGGTCAGCCGCTGATCCTTTCAGCGACGGACACAGTTAACCCGATTGGTTGGGTGGATGCCACCGTTGTGGCTCCGACCGACGTGTTCATTGGCATCGCTGCCGAGGACAAATCAGTTGCGCTTGGCGATGCGGAGACGGTCGAAAAGTCCGGCATCAATGCCTTTGTTGGCCCGACCATTCTGGGCTTCAAGTCGGCTGTTTTTACCGATGCCGATCTTGGCAAAACCGTCTATATGTCCGATTCGGGCACGCTGTCCGTTACCGTGGCTGACAATCCTCAGATTGGCAAGTTGCACCGGGTGCTGGACGGTTATGCCTACGTTGAGCTGATCACCCCGCAGGTTTGCACCGGGGCATAGGAGACTAACATGATTTCTGGAAACGTACCGCAACACTTAGTCGTCGCTGCCCGGTCAGGCTTCCTGACGTCCGTTCGCTCCCAGGCTCCCACCTGGGGCCGCGTGGCGCAGGTCGTCGATATGAACGCCAAATCGATCGATCTGGTTGATCTGGGCGACGCCCCCATGCCGACTGAAAACGTCGGCAAATCCCAGGTGCAGGAAATGATCGAGAAGAGCATGACGGTCAAACCGCGCAACTGGGACACTACTGTGGGTATCTCCCACAACGCGGTGATGGATGATCAGACCGGATCCCTGGACCGCAAGGCCCGCTCCGCTGGCGAGAAATTCACGAAGCACATCCAAAAGATGGTCTTCCAGGCATTGAACGCCGGCGACGTGGCAGGCAACATCGGCTATGACGGGCTGACTTTCTTCCACAATGCCCATATCGACAAGGGTGCGGCCTATCAAACCGGTCAGGATAACCTGTTCGGCAATTTGCTCAGCCTGGACAATTTCGCCACGGTCATGGCTGCGGCCCGTCAATTCCGCACCGATCAGGGTGACTACAGCGATTTCATCTACGATGCGCTGATCGTTCCTCCGGTGCTGGAGACTCTGGCAATCCAGATTTGCAGCAATCCCCAGGCCTACGATACGGCCAATCGCGAGGTCAATCCGTTCTCCGGGCGGATCACCCCGATCGTCACCCCGTATTTCGATGCGACCGCCTGGGTGCTGGCTGCCACGGGCGAAACAGCCAAACCGATTCTGGTCTCCATGCGCGAGCAGCCGAACCTGCAGAGCGCCTGGTTCGACCCGATGGGCGGCGATGGCGGCATGTACTACTTCAAGTTCTACGGCCGCTACAACGTGCATTATGGCGATTGGCGGTTGGCTGCTCTCGGAAACACCTAGGAGGCTTGCATGGGTATAACCAATTTTGATGAGGTCAATGCCTCGATTGTGCGGGCGGCCTTCGAAGGTGGTCTGACTGGCAATGTGTTGGGCGATATCCAGGGCAATGTACTGGCTCCGGTGGCGCTGGCAGCCGGCGATGGCGCAATCGCGATCAAATCCGGCGCAGTGATTATCACCAAGGGCAGCGCTGCGGCTCTGACCCTGGCTGATCCTGTAGCCGGCACGGATGATGGCAAAAAGCTGGATATCTATTCCACCACGGCCTTTGCTCACACGGTGACCATCACCGGTGGGCTGAATGGCGCGGGCGCCGGCGCGGACGTTGGCACTTTCACGGCTGCGGCCGGAAACTGGCTGCGCCTGGTAGCCTACAACGGCAAATGGTACGGTCTTGGGCTGCTAAACGTCAGCTTTGCGTAAACAAATCCTTTAGGGTCTGGGTGGGCAGTTACCTATCCTTACCTCCCACCCGGCCCATTGACTAGAGAAAGGAATATCCATGGAGGCACGCGTTAAATCTACGTGGCCGCTTCGCGCACTTCAAGCCCTGGCTGGCCAGGAATTTATCAAAGATGAATTCCGCCCGGTTATGCCTGGCTTTGAGGCGGAGGCCAAGCGGCATCCCTACCTGGAAGTGCGGGAGACGCTGGCGGATGACGGATCTGCCCCGGATGAGCCGCCCGTTGAAGGCGACACCGTTTCTGCAGAAACGCTGACCATTCCCAAGCCGCGCACTCCCAGACCACATACCACCCTTTCCAAGGGGAAGGGCGGTAAAAAATGAGCCAGGGGCATTTGCTGCATACGGTTGGGCCGATCAACTCAGGCGCAGCGGTTGGCGGCGCCGGCGTGGCTACCGCGAATGCCAACACGCCCGTGCGGGTGATGGGCCGGCTGCGCGGCATATACATCAAATACAACGATGCGCCCCCCGCTGCCACCTGCGACATTACGATTGCCACCGTTGGCGGTAATGGCGCTCCTCCCAGCCAGGCTTTGCTCAGCATTGCCAATGCGGCTACCGATGGGTGGTTTTATCCGGCAGTTCAACTTCATACCACAGCCGGCGCTGCGATTGCCGGCGAGTATGGTCCGCTGCTGGTAGATGACCATGTCAACGTCAATATCGACCAGGT